CAAATTTCCTTCTTTAAAAAGAAAATTTGACCGTAATATATCGGGTAAAGGTGATCCGAAAATCCGTACTAAGAAAGATCTTAGTATGTATTTTCGTTTTACTACGAAGTTGTTTGATAACAATATATCATATATACATCTTCTAATAGATAGAATTATTAAGTTTTACCTTAACCAAGGTAAAAGACGTAATTTAAGACAGGTTTTTACCTATCTTAAAGAAGTTTATACACTTAATAATTCGTTATTAGTTAACGGGAATTATGAACCTAAAGTTCGTATTTCTCGTGATACTAATATGAGACCAAAATTGCTTCCTCCTAAGCTTAGAAATATCTACCTTCAGGATAGGAAATTATTCGTTCTTACACAAACCATACTATGTGTTCATAGACTCATTAAATGATGACCTGAAGTATCTTATGATACTATCATTTCTCCATTTAATGGCAAAAGTAAAACTTTGCCTTTTAAACTTCTTTTAGAAGCTAAAAAGAGTTTATTACTTCATAGTAGTTTAATAATAAAGAATTTGGTAAAATTCAGACTACACATAGGTCCAATTAAGGGCCTTGTGATGGAAAGTAGTTCACCAAATGCGGATAGAGCATGATATAATTCTGTATTAGATGCGTTTGCATTCTATTCAGATTATAAATATACTCTAACTTATTTAAGATTTTTAATATTAAATAAGGCATATATGATCTGTTCAGGATTTGTATTGCTATTAATTCTTGGCTTCCCATTCTATTTATTAGAATTGACATGTTATAAATTTGATTTATGACTATGTTCAAGATATTCTTTAAATTATAAAAACAAATATAGAAAACCAGTTTTTGGTAGACTATCTGTTGTTTATAATGTATCTGGGAAAGCAAGAGTTATTGCTTTAACAAATTATTGAATTCAAATCGCTTTTGCACCGCTTCATTATTCTATATTTGATTTGCTCAAAACATTGAAGACAGATGGTACTTTTGACCAAATGGCTCCAATTAATAACTTAATAAAACAAAAGGATAAGATTGATAATTATTATTCTTTTGATCTCAGTGCGGCAACTGATCGGTTACCGCTTGAGATTCAAGAGAGAATATTATCTATTTTTACTTCAAAGGAGTATGCTAAACTTTGAGCCTCATTAATCTCTATTGATTTTGATGGTATCAGATATGCTGTTGGCCAACCTATGGGTTGCTACTCATCATGAGCGATGCTTGCTTTAACACATCATATGATTGTTAATGCGGCATCTCCTTCACAGCTTTATGCTGTTCTAGGTGATGATGTTGTTGTAACCGATAGTCATAAAACTAAATATTTAGATTTTATGAATCAACTAGGTGTAGGTATATCTTTGAGTAAATCTATAATAAGTAAAACTTATTTAGAATTTGCTAAGAAGGTTGTATCTACAGATGGTCTCTCTTGATCTCCAATTGGTCCAGGTTTAATCCTGAACGTTTGTAGAGACAGATTGACCATACCTATGGTCTTAAGCGAAATGGTTGCCACTAGAATTCA